TGCATCTCACTTTGTTATAGTATCGGGAGATAGTCCATCGACAGCGTTGATCTCTATGAAATCTACTCAATTAAAAATTAGTAGAAAGTGGAACTCAATGATGTCTGGAATCAAGATGAAGGGTGCAAACGGAATGTTTACACCGGCATCTTTCAGCCACATTTACAAACTAAAGACTACCCAAATGTCGAACGATAAAGGCACTTGGTTTGGTTGGGAAGTAAGTAAGGTCGGCCCAGTAACTGAAAAAGGTCTTTACGATCAAGCTAAAGGTTTTAGCGATAGCATTTCTAAAGGAAGTGTTAAAGCTAAACATGGCGAAGAGAAACCTAAGGACCAACCAAGCATTATATAATTCCTTCGGGATATGTGCACAGTGTGGGCCTAAAGCGAGAGTGGAAGGCCCGCAGAAACAGTTATTATGGAAAGATACATAGAATATTTTAACGGATATAGGAATGCTTATGGTGTAGCTGACTTCAATCACCAGGATTCTAAAGTAGATTCTGAAACAGGTAAGAAAAAACCTGTATACAGATGGAACTTTGAAGAACTTACTAACGATATCTATCAGCAACATATAAAAGGTGAACTATCTATTGGTATACAACCTTGTACAGAAGACTCAGAAGTAAAATTTGGTGTTATAGATATAGATCCTAAAGACTACTCTAGTTTTAATAAAAAAAATTACATAGACATAATACAACAATACGATCTACCTTTACTACCAGTAGAATCTAAAAGTGGTGGTTTGCATTTATTTTTATTTATGAATAAATTTACAGATGCATCACTAATCAAATCATTTTTAACAAATTTATTATCTTTGTTTGGACTTAAACAAGACACAGAAATTTTTCCAAAACAAACACAACTAACAAAAGATAGTGAGACAGGTCAGTTAAGACCGGGACAATTTATAAATCTACCTTACTTCGGCGAGGAGCGTAAAGCTTTAAACGTCGATGGTACAAAGTTTACTTTGGACCAATTCATAAAAGTAATTAGTTCAAACCTGGTTACCAAAGAAAGACTGAAAGAAATTACCGAAGGAATCGAAAACAAAAGCATGGAAGGTGTCAACGAAGAATTTATAGAAGGTCCACCATGTCTAGCAGCAATATCTAAAATAGCAAATCAAGAAAAGTTTGATGGTAAAGATAGGTTTATGTATAACTATCACGTCATGGTTAAAATGAAATATCCTGACAGTTGGGAACAGAAAGTTATGAATGCACCAGTAAAATATTTTTCTGGTATACATGCTAATGCATGGGATAAAAAATTTTTAGGACAGAAAGTAAAATCATGGAATAGAAGTAGCAAGGGTTATACCTGTACTGAAAGTCCACTAAGTGAACATTGTAAAAAAGGTATTTGTGTTAAGAAAAAGTTTGGAGTCTTGCGTGGAGCAAAAGGTTCTTATCCTGTATTAACTAATCTTAAGAAGATAGATTTAGATCCAGAACCAGAATACGAATTTGATGTAACAAAACCAGATGGTATTAGTACAGCTACAGTACACTGTAGAACTGTAGAACATTTAAACGATCAACGTAAAAGAAGAAATGCAATATCAAAAGCTGCAGGATTCTTTCCACCATTAATTAAAGGAGAAGAAGAACAGGTTGTTATGGATGCACTATACACAACACAAAAAGTTGTGTTGCCACCGGTAGGTACATCACCAAAAGAAAAACTACATGATGTTATACATGCAAAAATAAATGGACCTAAAGCTACCAGTGATGCTGCATTTAAAACTGGTTCAGTATTAATTGAAGGTGAGTATGCATACTTTAAATTCGAAAAGTTTTACGACAAATTAAAAGCAAAGAACTGGAAGTACAGCGAAGATAAAACAGGACGTATGATGCAGGTTACATATCAAGATTGTGAAATAGAATTTCTAGAACAAAAAAGATATCCATCAAAAAAATCTGGTGAGTATAACTCGTCAACAAAAAATATAATACAGATTAATAGAAAAACTTTTGAGGAAGTACCTATACACCATACTAAAACAAAACATAAGACGGATATACTATGATCAGTAGAAAATTATTCGGGCCTCCGGGAACGGGGAAAACAACAAGGCTATTAAAATATGTTAAAACATTTTTAAAACTAGGTACACCTGTAGATAAAATAGGATACTTTGCATTTACAAAAAAAGCTGCAAACGAAGCAGTAGATAGAATGTTAGACTATCACACAGCGTTTCAGAAAAAAGATCTTAAACATTTTAGAACACTACACTCATTAGCATTTACTCAATTGGGTATGAAAAAAGCTCAGGTTATGCAGGACGAACACTACGAAGACATTGGTAGGACTCTTGGTATTGAGGTTACGGTTTACTCTCGTGGTGAAGAGAACACAGGTTTTATAAATTCTGATAGTGAATATTTTAATTTAATAAATGCAGCTAGAATAAAAAATATAACTGCAGAAGAAGAGTACAATACAGATATGTATTCACAGGATATGGATAAAAGATTATTAGAAATAATCTCTGATGAAGTAGATAACTACAAACAATCTTATGGTTTGATAGATTTTACAGATATGATTGAAAAATTTATTGTGTCAGGATTGTGTCCAAAATATGATGTAGCTTTTATTGATGAGGCACAGGATTTATCACCGATACAATGGAAAATGTTTGATATTATCAAGGAAAACAGCAAATATGTTATACTAGCAGGCGATGATGATCAAGCAATTTATGGTTGGGCAGGCGCAGATGTAAAAAAATTTCAGCAAGAAGTTTCAAAGAAAGACATAATTTTGCCACAATCTTACAGGGTTCCACAACTTGTACAAAGCCTTGCAGATAAAATTTTAAAACAGATACCGGACGATAGAAGAATACAAAAAAGTTGGAGTGCTAGAGAAGAAGAGGGTACTGTAAATTATATCTATAGTACAGAAGATGCACCACTTGATCAGGGAACATGGCTAGTGCTAGCAAGATACAATGATAAACTAAATAGACTTAAACCTACACTAAAAGAACGTGGTATTTATTTTGAATTTCAAGATCGTAAAAGTTATAAGATAACTTTGTTTAGGACAATATTAAATTATACACGTTGGACCAAAGGAGATCAATTATCTTTAGCAGAAATAAAAGATATATTTGAATACACTGGTACAGATACAGAAGTTACAGAAGAAAGAATGTATGATCTAGCAGAATTTGGATTTAGTAAAGACACACCTTGGTATGATGTGTTTCAATCAGACTATGAAGAATGTTTATATATACGAGAAATGTTAAGTAATGGGGAAGAATTAAGTAAATCTCCTAGAGTAAAATTATCTACAATACACTCAGCAAAAGGAGGAGAAGCTGACAATGTATTGTTAATGTTAGATAATACTAAAACAATCAGAGACTCTATAGAAAAGAGTCCGGACAAACAAGACGAAGAACATAGAGTTTGGTACGTTGGAGTAACACGTACAAAACAAAATCTTTATGTAATGTCAGCAAAAAAGGAGGATCAAGGTTATGACGTCGAAGGACTTATTTAATGAAGCGTTTCCACAAGACAAACAAATTGGAGGATCTCATTATAAAAATTTTTATATTCAACCTTATGAATTTATTTCTAAAAACAATCTATCGTTCTTTCAAGGGTGTGTTGTGAAATATGTTTGTAGATATTTACACAAGAATGGTATAGAAGATTTAGAGAAGATCAAACATTATTGTGAACTAGAAATTAAAAAGATGAAAGATGCCAAAAAAATCAAAAATAAATAAAAGTATTATAGTAGATAAAAAATATAAATTTGATTTAGAAATTTATCCAAGGTTGGTTAGTTGGGAGATATTTCCAAAAGATCACCATGCTTCTCTGTATGCTTTTTCAAACAAAGAAGAATTAAATAAATTAATAGAAGATAAATATATTTATGAAAAAAGAAAAAGGTAGACAATGGGATGGCATATCCAGACCATCTGATAATAATTATAGAAAAAACTTTGATAGGATATTTAAAACTAATCCTGTTGCAAAAGAAGTTAGAACATCAAAATTTAAATCACAAGTAATAGAAGATAAAACTAAATATAATAGAAAAAAATTAAGGGAGGAAGAAAACGAATGAAGATACCTAGATTTGAAGCACCTACCGAATGGTTAAAGCCTACAGAATTTCCTGACTTACGTCATGTAGATGAAATAGCAATTGACTTAGAGACAAAAGATCCAGACCTAATTAAAAAAGGATCTGGTTCTGTTATTGGTAATGGTGATGTTATAGGTATTGCAGTTGCAACCAGTCATTACAAAGGATATTTTCCAATAGCTCATGAAGGTGGTGGTAATATGGATAGAACTAAAGTTTTATCGTGGCTCAAGGATGTACTTGAAGCACCTTCAACAAAAGTTTTTCACAATGCTATCTATGATGTTTGTTGGTTAAGAGCATTAGGTTTTAAAATAAATGGTAACATAGCCTGCACAATGATAGCGGCAGCTGTCACTAATGAAAATAGATTTAGATATGATTTAAATAGTTTATCATGGCACTATCTTGGTTATGGTAAAAACGAAGCTGCACTTGCAGAAGCAGCAGCTGAATGGGGAATCAATCCTAAATCAGAAATGTATAAATTACCATCAATGCATGTTGGTGCATACGCTGAACGTGATGCTGAAGTAACCCTAGGTCTTTGGCAAGAGATGAAAAAAGAAATTATTAATCAAGACTTAGAAGATATATTTGACCTGGAGTCTGATCTGTTTCCATGTCTTGTTGATATGAGATTCAAAGGTGTACGAGTAGATGTGGAACGTGCACACAAAATGAAAAAAGAATTTAAGAAAGCAGAACAAGACCTATTACATAAGATAAAAGGAGAGACAAATATTGATACTCAAATCTGGGCAGCAAGATCTGTTGCAGAAGTTTTTGATATGTTAAGATTAGAATACCCAAGAACAGATAAAACAGAGGCACCTTCTTTTACAAAAAACTTTTTACAAGAACACGAGCACCCTGTTGTTAATATGATTGCGCAAGCAAGAGAGATAAACAAAGCACACACAACTTTTTTAGATTCTATTATAAGTTATGAGCACAAGGGTAGAATACACGCAGAGATAAATCAGTTACGTAATGCAGGAGGTGGTACGGTTACAGGAAGATTTTCTTATCAGAACCCTAACCTACAACAGATTCCAGCACGTAATAAAGACCTTGGACCTAAGATAAGGTCATTATTTATACCCGAGGAGGGCCATACATGGGGTTGTTTTGACTATTCTCAGCAAGAACCTAGGTTGGTAGTGCATTATGCATCTTTATACAAATTACCGTCTGTATATGATGTAATAGATGCCTATACAAATGACTCTGGTGCAGACTTTCACCAGACCGTAGCAGATATGGCTGATATACCTAGAACACAGGCTAAAACTATTAATCTTGGTTTGTTTTATGGTATGGGTAAAGGTAAATTACAGGCAGAATTAGGAGTAACAAAGGACAAAGCTGCTGACCTATTTAATACATACCATTCACGTGTACCATTTGTAAAACAACTAATGGACAAAGCATCTAACAGAGCACAAGATCGTGGACAAATCCGTACATTGCTAGGACGACTATGCAGGTTTCACCTGTGGGAACCCAACAGTTTCGGTATGCATAAAGCTATGACTCACGAAGATGCGTTAGCGGAACATGGACCGGGGATCAAGCGAGCTTATACATACAAAGCTTTAAATAAATTAATTCAAGGTAGTGCAGCTGACATGACTAAAAAAGCAATGTTAGAATTATACAAAGAAGGAATTATACCACACATACAAGTACATGATGAACTAGATATATCTGTTCAAGATGAAGCACACGCTAAAAAGATCGTTGAAATTATGGAACACGCTGTTACACTAGAAGTCCCTAATAAAGTTGACTATGAGTATGGTGATAACTGGGGTGAAATACATGATTAACTATGGCTTATTTAAATGCAAACATACCAGCGACCTATGCACAAATAAGAAGAGAGTATTTATATGATTGTAAAAAACATCATGGAGAAGTTGAAGACTGCATTATCTTTGGTCTTAGCGCTCTTACAGGTCGTAGTATACTCTTCCATGCTATTATGGAAAACGGTGCAATATTTTATCGCTTACCAATTAGCGCGTTTATTCAAAAGGGATTTAAGGCACATGGAGTGCCCACAAGACGACTTGATGAACTACAGCTCTGGAATTGTTTTAGTTATTATCCTGCTGTCAATCGTTGGGATATTTTAGACGGACAAGCCGGTAAGTATATCGGAAAAGATAAAAAATGGCACCCAGGAAAATATTTATTTACAGTTGACTTTGCACATCCAGAGTCTAATATACTTGACACTGATCATTCAGAGATTCCGC